CGTCCTAAACCGTCAAAACTTGACAAATACGCCAAGGACTTGGTATATCTACGGTATGAACTGGAAATGTCTTACCCTAAAATATTGAAGTGGTTGGGCAGGAACAGGCAAGTAAATGGGAAACCGTTTACGTGTAAGATAACAACATTAACAAACTGGTTTAAGAAGCCTATAAACAAGCCAATAATAGACGAGTATATCCAAAATATAGCCAAATCAAGAGAAGAAATTGACTAACCGATAAGCGGAGGATATCAATATGGCATCTCTCAATCATTTAAGAGAGAAGATGGATCAAGCGGTTCATGAGTACATGGTTGCATTAGCTATGAGTCCAAACACTTTTCCTAAAGGGTTTGGCAATGTGCAGGTGAAGTACAAATTGAATTGTGAGAATAGAAGACCTGTATTCTTTACAGACACAGAAACGATTGAGAAGACGACCAAACCATGAAGGGTTTTGACCAGTTATTACATATCTGGCGTGTTAATCCTGTCAGGTTCATTCAAGACGTTGTTGGGTATCATTTAACGCAAGAAGAATTAACTGAAAAAGGGAAGTTATACGGAACCAAGCCAGGGCCAATAGGTAAGCATTATTTATTGGACCCTTTACAGGTAGATATTTTACAATCCATAGCCGATTTGGCCTTTATTAAGTGGAAGGTATCCAACGACATTCCATTGCATGAGGTTGAGAAGAAGCTCGTTAAGACAAAGGGTGTAAGTACAATGGCTGGTAAGGGGTGTGGTAAAACGGCTATCGCAAGTTTAGTGGCCTTATGGTACTTGATTTGTTATGACCAGAGCAAGGTCTTATTAGTGGGTCCAAAGTATGACCAGATCAAGAAGGGATTATTTCCTGAGATAGGGAAATGGATATCAAGATCACTTGAAGTGTATGGTGAAAAGAGTGAGTTAAAGCGATTGTTAGATGTTGGGAGTGAAGAAATTTTATACAAGGACGGGCTAGACAAGGCGGTCAGGGCAACGAAGCATTGGTCAATCAAGATATTAACGTTTAATCCAGGCGGTAGTATTGAGGAGCAGAAAGCTAAGATTGCAGGGATACACACGGACAATATGTTATTTATTATGGACGAGGCCCCTGGTATTCCAAACTTGGTGTTTGATGCGATAGATGAGACGTGTACTCAGCCGAATAACATCATTTTCAATATTTTCAACCCTAACAAAAACACAGGTTGGGCAATAGATGCTCATAGCCCTAAGATGAAAGATTATTGGATCACGCACCAGATCAATTGCCAAAACAGTTCCCTTGTAACCAAAGAGCATATTGAGTACATGGCGCACAAGGTAGGTAGGGATTCCAATATTTTCAGGGTAAATGTCTTGGGATTGCCGCCATTAACGGATGATGGCAGTTTTATTAGTTACGAATGGGTAGAACGGGCGGTTGAAAGGTACGAAGATTACGAGCCAGAGCCAAATGCCCCAGTGATATTAAGTTTAGATGTTGGTGGTGGTGGTGACGATTCAATTGTTGCGATTATGAAAGGCAGGAAGTTGTTACAGTATGAGAGGAATACCAGCCCAAATACTGAAATAGTAGCCGCTTGGTACGAGGAATTGATTAATGATTGGCAACCCGACGAGATATATGTGGACAAGGTGGGGATTGGGCATGGGGTGTATGACAAGTTAATGACTTGGGGATGCACCAAATTAAAAGGTATTGCAGGTAATGCGAGTCCAAAAAGTGATAAGTTCTATTGTCTTAGGGATGAATTGGGGTACAAGTTGAGAGAGGCGTTGCAAGAGGGCGATTTATATTTACCGCCCGATGACGACCTAAAAGCTGAACTCAGTATTTTGCAGGAGGACCCTGAGCATAGCAGTAATAAATTTAAGCTTGTAAGTAAGAAGAACGCCGCATTTATCAAAGAGATGCGTGGAAAGTTAGGCTATAAAAGTCCAAACAAATTGGATGCCTTGATGATGTGTTTTTATAACGATTACAAGGTGGTCATGCGTAAAAAAGAAAGATTAAACCCAAACAGGAATAAATTTCATTCAGTAGTTGCTGAATTGGATCGATATGCTTGGATGGCAGGGTAAGGAGTAATAAATGTTAAAATTAAGTAGTCAGGAAAACGGACACAATCACATTGTGTATTTAAGAGAGACGGTTGAGCCAGAGTCTATTTTATCTACGGGTGAGGGGATTATTGGTTATACCAGTGAAGACCAAGGCCACCAACATGAGGTATGGAAGAGTCCAGAGCGTAAAGATGTGGACCCAACCACAGGGCAAGAAGTAATTACGCCTTCAAGGATTTATTTGCAGGAGGTTGATGGTCATGTTCATGACATCGAGATGGACTACTTGCAAGTTGATCCCTCTAAGCGTGATAACAAAGAAATTAAAAATGAAGACAAAGAGCTTGAGCGGTTACAGGAATATTTAAAAATCGCATTCCAGTCATGGGAAAATGACGAGTCATATTACAGGCCCCAAGGTTACGAGGCCGAAGATTTGTACTACGGTGGCGAGCTTCAATGGCCAGCTCATGTCAGAAAAATATTACAAGATGAGCAACGACCGATATTGACCTTCAATACCATAAAATCAAAGGTGAATAACATTATTGGTATGTTCAGTGCCAATCCATTAATGCCAAAGATTAAGCCGACGGAGGGTTCAGATGCAAGGTTAGCAGATATCTACAATGCGTTAAATGCCCATTTATTTGCGAAGTGTGATTTTCCGTCAGTCCAAAAAGAAGTGTTTACTGATCAGGTCATTACAGGCCGAGGTAATATTGATCTTAAAATTGACACAACGTTAAACCCAGAGGGTGATCCTATGATTCGTCACAACGAGTGGGATCAAGTAACTTATATGCCCCACAACAAAAAGGATTTAAGCGATTGTGAGGGTTTATGTCAGTGGGAATGGGTAACCAAAGATTATTTAAAAATGATTGCCCCTGAAAGCAAAAAAGAAGAAGTAGAGCAATTGGCTACTAGCACCCAGATAGACACCAGCTCATACCCTTATGGTGGCAACGCCTTTAAGTTCAACAATATTGATAACAAGACGTTCAAGCTCATGCACGTAACACGCAAGGAGTATAAGAAAAGGACAGTGCTTTACAATGCTAACGACAATTATTATCTTGATGGCCATGAAGGGGCAATTCCCTCATGGTTATTGGATACCAAAGATCAAAGAAGGATTCTCACGATTCCTGGCTTTGAAAAATCAGAAAAAACGGTAACGGAGTATTGGGTGGGTACTATTGGTGCTAACATCCTGTTTTATGACCGATTAAGTGAATTTAATGGATACCTTACCATTCCAGCGTATGCAACCAAGCGTAAGCAACGAATCAAAGGTGAAGTGGCTGATTTAAAAGACCCACAATTCGAAAAGAATAAAAGGCAAACCCAATTTATAGAAAACTTAATGAAGATGGGTTCAGATGTGGTTTATTATGATAAAGAGACCTTTCAGGGTGATCCTATGAAATTAGAGGATTTCAAGAAAAACAGAAATAAGCCAGGGGCGGTCATTGAGGTAGACGATGTATCCAAGGCTCCAGTCGAAAAAAGCCCACCACGATTCCCGACAGAGTTATTGTCATTAGCTCAGTTGATGGACCGAGATATAGACATGATATCGGGCTTTAATAATGAGGGGATATCAGGTTTACGAAACGCATCCTCAACACCATTATTCAGGGAAAGAAGACAAGCCGCGTTAATGAGTATTGAGTATTTATTTTCAAATTTCAATATTCTATTGCGACAAATGGCATTGAGATTAATTGAGATGTACAAGGTGCTATATACCCCTGAACGTGTTTGGCGAATATTAGAGAATCACAATGTGAAGCTCGTAGCGGATGGAGGGCAAGGTTTAATGGTGAATGGGGTTCCTTTCATAAACTACAATTATGAAGCTATTAAAGATATTTGGGAGAATACCGACCAATTAAGATACGATATTGCCATTGATTACAGCTCTTACAGTACTACCAAGGCCGATGACGACTTTGCTACGTTTGCAACACTAGGCCAGCAAGGGGTTCCAGGCATAACGGCAGAGTTCTTATTGCAATTAAAAACTGATTTAAACCCAGAAGTTAAAGAAAAATTATTGCAAATTGCACAGCAGTCTCAACAGCAACAAGCACAAATGGCGCAATCAGCAGGCCAGATGGAAATTCAAAAGGTTCAAATAGGGCAAGAAGGTCAAAATCAAAGATTGATGGCTCAATTACAAAATGATAATGCTAAATTTGCTGCGGAATTAGCGTTAGAGCAAGAAAAGATTGACAAATCTTCAACCCAGAGTTGACAATCTTATCATTAATTCAATAGTATGTAAATAATAAATTAAATATCCAGTCATTGGAAAAACCAAGGCTCAAACAAGTAAGTGATCTTATTTTGTTTGGGCCTTTTTTTTTGGGTAAATTCTGATGCTGGGTATGGGCAAAGCGTCCCAGAGGAGTCAAAAAATGAGCGAAGAAAAAGAAGTCTCTCAAGAAAAAGAACTATCGGCAGATGTCTTGTACGGAACCCCAAAATCCGAAGAAGCAGAGCCAGAAGTTGAAAAGGTTGAGGATGAAGCGGATAAGCCAAAAGAGGAAACGTCCGAAAAAGAAGTGAAGTCATACGCAGAAATGAAACGATCACAAAAAAAGAAGTTCGTTTTTGACGAGCAGAAATATAGAGATCAAGGAGTGACAGACGAGGCTACCTTGAACCTGTTAAAAGAGAAAGACCAAGAGCTTCACAATCGACTTGTAACTATCGGTGTCCAAGGAACGGAGAAGAAAGACCAAGAGTCAAAGCTAAAAGAGATTCAACAACAGTTGGCCGACTTGAAAGAAAAAACAAAAGAGCTGAGTGACGATGAATACGATGAGTTAGCAATGGAGTCCCCATCACAGGCAAGAAAGAGACAAGAAGAGGCGAAGAAAGCGCAAGAAGAAGAAGCCCGTTTAATGCGTGAGCAGGTAATGATTCAAAACCAGAACATTATTGATAGCACAGCAACGGATGAATATGAAGCGTTAAATATTGATGACATAATTCCAGATGTTCAAAACATAATTAAGGAAGACATTACAAAGTTAGGTGGGTCAGAAGATCAAATTAAAACCTTAACAAGTAACTTCAAGAAAGACCCTTTAGGTTCATTAGAATCAGGAATTTTTCACAACATCATTGAACGAGTTCAATTGCAGTATCGGTTAAACGATATTGAGAATGAGAAGGCTCAAATGGAAGCAACAATCAAAGAGTTGCGAGACGAGTTAAAGTCAAAGCCAGCAGAAACCGTTCAACGCATCAAAAAAGTTTCAAATTCAGCGCACACTATGGACTCAGTGCCTGGTGGGTATTCATCTCAAGATACAGGATCAAAGAAGACAGGAGCTGCACTTCTATACGGATAATAGGAGTAAACAATGGCAACATTAGGAACAAACGCTTATACTCTTTTGGATCACGCCAAGCGCACGGACCCAACGGGTAAGCAGGAAGTAATTGCAGAGTTATTAACTCAAAATAATTCAATTTTAGACGATATCGTATTTAAGGAAGCAAACCTTATGACAGGTGAGCAAGTCGCAATTCGTACAGGATTACCAGCGGCTTATTGGAGAAAGCACAATCAACCAACTCCAAGCTCAAGCTCAACTACCGCTCAAAACACATTCCCAATTAAGGAGCTTGTAATTTGGGGGTCCAACGATGCTGGCTTAATGGAACTAGGTGGCGATTTATCCCAAGCTAGATTAAACGAATTGACTGCATTAACTGAAAGTATTAACCAAGAATTTGCATCAAATCTTTTTTATGGGGATGTCAGTGTAGACGAGGGTAAATTCAGTGGGTTTGCTACGACTTACAACGCTTTATCTGGCGAAATTTACAATGCTGGGAATATCGTTAATGGTGGTGGTTCTGGATCAGATAACGCATCGATCTACTTAGTTTGCCACGGAATCAATAAGGTATATTGTGCATTCCCAAAAGGGTCACAAGCAGGATTACAGCATACAGACCACGGGAAGCAAGTTTCTGAAACCTCAGATGGTTTCATGAATGTATATAGAGAGGAATTGTCTTTCAAATCAACTCTAGCTATTAAAGACTGGCGTTATGCTGGACGTGTTTGTAATATTGATGTGTCTAACCTAGGTGGTGGATCAGCAGCCGATTTACCTGAATTGATGATTGAGTTAATGCACGCCCTACCATCAGTCGATGGCGCATGTTTTTACATGAACAGAAAACTTTTAACCCACTTAACAATTCAAGCGCGCAACGATGTTATATCGGGTGGTGGTTTAACCTACGAAAATGTTGGTGGCAAGCAAATCCCAATGTTTTCAGGAATCCCAGTGAAGCGAGTCGACGCTTTGTTAAATACAGAAGCAGCGGTTTCATAAGGAGTAGTAAATGTTAGATAAGAATTTATTTTTCGACGAAAATGCAGAACAACTTACAACCGCTGGGTCAACAAACGTTGTTGATCTTAACGATGTGAGAAATATTGCAGCTGGTCAGCCAGTATACGTAGAGAGCTTGGTGAGAACAGCTTTGACGGATGCTGGTTCAGATTCAACAATGACATTGTCGGTTGAGACTGACGACAACGCAGCGTTTAGTTCCCCAACTAATTTACAGACAATTGGAACTTTTGCAGCGACTTCAGCGGCTGGCACCAAATTAAGTGTTGCCTTGGCAATTACTGATTCATACCAGCGTTATATTCGTGTGAAGTACACCGTAGCCAATGGAAACTTAACCACAGGTAAGTTCTCAACTTACTTAACGTTAATGCCAAGTGTAAATACAATCTACGCAGACGGAATAGCATAAATATTAGATAGGAGGAGGTGAATAAATGAAAGTTATAGCAACAGACATAGGTTTTTATTTGAGCCTAAGAAAAAAGGGGGATGAATTTGAATTGGAGAATGAAAGTCTATTCTCATCTAAATGGATGAAAAAAGCGGAACCATCCCCCACCTCCTCCGAGCAACCTAAGCCAAAAAGACAAAAAAAAGCTAAAGAGGGATTATTTTAAGATGGCAGCGACTAACGTTGGTCCATTATTAGTCAATGCAACAACAACGGGCGTGGGAGAGACCAAGGCTCCCACAGGCCCTAACCGCACGTATTTTTTCACAGCCGTTGCTGATGCAGGGGCAAACGGATCGGCAAGTATTGATATTGAGGTTAGCTTAGATAGCATTGATTGGTTAAAAATTGCTACAGTAAGTTTTTCAAATATTAATGATACTAAAGAATCAAATTCCTTCAGTAGTCTGAGTGCCTATAAATATTTACGAGCAAACATACAGTCTATATTGGGCGCAGGGATGACAATAAATGGTACTTATGGAGTCAATCAATGACATCACAAGTTAATTTAATAAAAAATCGAGTAAACCCATTTTACATCACAGATGAAGATGTGATTGAGGGGGAGGTTGAAACTTACGCTGATTTGCCAGCAACAGCTAATTTAAATGATGTTTATGTTGTAAGGACGACAACTGGTATAATTGGCAATCGAAAACTTGCTGGGTTATATGTATATTCAGGGTCGGGCTGGGTAGCAATTCCAGTAGCTATGATATCCAGCAACGTGTTCTATGACAATACAACATCGGGATTATCGGCAAATACAGTTAAAAATGCAATCGATGAGCTTGAATCAGGCAGTAAACACGTAACGAGTGCTAGTTTTAATACGGGTGATGGGGTATTAACACTAACACTAAACGATTCTTCGACCATCACAGTCGATTTAGACGGACGATTTTTGCAAAATATTATTGAAGATACAACGCCGCGGCTTGGCGGTAATTTAGATTTAAACAGCCAAGATATTACAGGTACGGGGAATATTGACATTACTGGTGAGGTAGAAGCGACCACACTTATTGGCAATATGCGAGGGGCAACAATATTTAAGGCGAAGGCTGGTGAAGCATTAACCAAGGGTGATCCAGTATATATATCAGGTGATGACCTTGTAGGGAACCAGCCCGTTGTAGCCATTGCCGATTCAGACGATGCAAACAAAATGCCTTGCTTTGGATTAGCAGCCGAAACAGTTAGTCTTAATTCGAATTTAAACGTAGTAACGTTTGGAACATTGAGTGGACTAGACACGTCATCGTTCAACCAAGGCGATATCTTATATGTATCAACTACTGGAACACTAACAGCAACGAAGCCTAGTGGGGAATCATCACTTATTCAAAATATTGGTAAAGTGATGAGAAGTCATGCTAGTGCAGGTAGTATCAAGGTAGGTGGGGCAGGGCGTACAAACGACGTACCCAATTTAAATGATGGAAATGTTTTTATCGGTAATGCCTCTAATCAAGCAGAGACTAGAGGTTTAACACTTGATGATATAGCAGAAACAGCTACAAACAAGCATTTTACGTCTAGTGATGAAACAAAATTAAACGGAATAGAAAACAATGCAACAGCAGACCAAACCAAAGCTGATATCGATGCACTCGGGATCAATGCAGATCAAGTAGACGGTTTAGAGGCTAGTCAATTTTTAAGATCAGACACTGGCGATATAATCAATGTTGGCAGAGGTAATGTTTATATCGAAAATAATTCCGATGATAATCAAAATGGTGCTGGTATTACACTTAGGACTTCGGTCAATCCCACTAGCGGCGATGAGGGTTCCGTTGGGTCTATATTTGCGGTGCGTAGTTCAGTAAACGGAAGTAGACTATGGGTAGGCCAATCTAAAACAACAACTGGGCTCAATAATTTTCAAACTAATAGTGCAACTTTTAACGGGAATATAACGATAATATCTGGCAATAATTATTATATGAGCAATAATGCTAATATTTTTCATGGAATCAACACAAGTGATAAAACGCCAGATACTACAGCAACTGAATATTATGCAGTTTTTGATAGCAACCCAGTCATAAACACAGATATATACAGCTACACGACCCCCACATCCTCAACTAA